AACCAGAGGGCGAGCCTACGCAAGCCCCATTAACCGGCGATCCTACGAAAGCCGAACCAGAGGCAAGGGAAAGGGTGGCACAATTAAACGAAAGATTTAAAAAATATGAGGTAAAAAGATGAAAACAGTTACCCAATACCAGGAAGAAATTAAAATCCTGGTGGAAAACATCAACAACTTGAGGGATCTGGCGGTTAATGAAAACAGGGATATGACCATGGCCGAGGCCGATAAGATGGACACCCTGCTGGACCAGATCGAGGAACTGGAAAAACTGATTAAAACCGAGGAGCGTACCCAGGCCAAGCTCTATAACCTGAAAAAGTCTACGTCTACCCCTGAGACTAAACCGGAGAATGAACCCGCCGGTGGTACTTCCAGAACCAAAACCGGTGCGCGTCCGCAGGATCAGTTTGGCTCTTTGGGTGAACAGCTTGCCAGTGTTATGCGAGCAGCCACTCCCGGTGGCAGAACCGATCCCCGCTTGCTGCAACCTGAAAACCGGGCCACCGGCCTTGGGGAGGGTGTGTCTTCTGATGGTGGTTTTTTAATTCAGGACAACTTTGCATCCACCATGATCGAAAAGATCTATGAAACCGGGTTGCTGGCTCAGCTTTGTCGCCAGATGCCAATCAGCGTCGGCGTCAACATGAAGATCCCCGGCATTGATGAAACAAGCCGAGTTGCTGGAAGTCGTTGGGGAGGTGTTCGTGGCTATTGGGCTGATGAAGCCACTGAAAAAACGGCCAGCAAGCCCAAGTTTCGTCAGATTGAATTGAATTTGCATAAGTTGATCGGCCTCTGTTACGCAACCGATGAGCTGATGCAAGATGCTCGTGCGCTTGAGTCCTATATCCGGGAGGCGTTCGCAGATGAGTTTGGATTCCTGATCGATGATGCCATTATCAATGGTACTGGCGCCGGCCAGCCACTCGGAATTTTAAACGCAGGTTGTGTCGTTTCCGTATCAAAGGAAACAGGCCAGGCAGCGGATACCATCGTTTACGAGAATATCCTGAAAATGTATGCTCGGCTGGTTGCCAATGCTCGTGGCGATGCTCGGTGGCTCATAAACCAGGACTGTGAGCCGCAATTAGGACTTATGAGTTTGGCCGTGGGCACTGGAGGGGCACCCGTGTACCTCCCGGCTGGTGGCGCAAGTAACAGTCCGTATTCTACTCTGATGGGTCGGCCAGTTATGCCGATTGAACATTGTCAGACTGTTGGAACTACCGGTGATATTTATCTGGCATCCTTCGGGCGTGGCTATATCTATTCGCAGAAGGGCGGGATTCAGAGCGATATGTCAATCCATGTACGTTTTATCTATGACGAGTCCGTGTTCCGGTTCGTTTTGCGGATTGACGGGCAACCGCTAATGAGAACAGCCATCACTCCTTATAAGGGAAACAACGATCTGTCTCATTTCGTGAAGCTGAACTCAAGGGATTAACTGGCAACCAATAACCGATAACCATTAAAGAGGTATAAAAATGAAAACGAACTTTCTTGAAAACAACCACATGGTCCACGTTGCCCCGACAGCTTCTGTTGCTGCTGGCGAGGACTTCTATGATGGTGCTGCGGGTGCTTGCGTGAAAACGGATGTTGTTTCACTGGCAAACGCTGATGGCGCTGTCTTCATCCTTACCACTATGGCAAATGCTTCTGGTGGCAACTCAAGCGTATATATGTGCGCCTGTGATGATACCACTCCCACTACGACTGTGGCGGTTTCCTTCCGTTATATGCAGGTGGCTGCTCCGAACACGATTATCGCAACCGGTGAGTCTAAAGATTATTTGACCTCCACCGCTGCCGATGTCGTTTATGTGTTCGAAGTCGATGCTGCCAAGGTCGCTGAGCAGGGTTACGAGTTTCTGCAACTTGTAATTGACGAGGTGACGAACCAGGCTGTTGATGGCGCACTTTGTGGCTTTCTGACCGGTCTTCGCTATAAAGAAGATGATGCCGGAACTCAGGTAGCTTAAACATTAATTTTAGCTGAAGGGGGCTATTATTATGAGAGATTTAAGCGGTATTAAATTAGGGATAGGAATTCCGAATGTCCAGGACACGTATCCGTCAGAATATGTGAATTCGTTTAATATTATCACCAAGCCCCGGCATGTACAATTATTGCCGACAGGTGGTGGTCCGATTGATGCGATCAGAAATGATCTTGTGCAGAAAGCGATATTAACGGGCTGTACTCATATTTGGATGACGGATACTGACCAGGTATATCCCCAAGATGTTTTGATGCGGTTATTAGAACATGATGAAAAAATTGTTGCTGCAAAAGTGCATCGCCGGACACCTCCGTATGATCCCATTTTGCTACGAGGGACACTTGATAATTTTAATACTGTGCCTGATGCAGAGTGGTCGATAGACGGTGGGCAATTGGTCGAAGTTGATGCAACGGGGTTCGGTTCGGTTTTGCTCAGCATGGAAGTTTTTGAAAAAATACCTGCTCCTTGGTTTGATTTTAATCTGTATGATTTTGATAACCCCGTGGGCGAGGATATTGGATTTTATATAAAGGCTCGGGAGGCTGGCTTTCGAGTTTTCGTGGATTGCTCAATTAAGATTGGGCATCTGACCCGCATGGTTGTTACTGAAGAAAGCTATTTTGCTTACAAGGCTGTCTTGGCCGGTAACAGCGGGATAAACATTTAAACCTTTTGCTGCTTCGAGCAGTGGTCAGAAATGGCTGAAAGGAAAGAGACATGGCTATAGGATGTAAATGGAATTGGCAGAATACAGGCCACCAGGTATGGTATGATAAATCGACTTTCGAGACTCTGAAGACCAGCTATCCGCTATATTTTTATGACGATTTTCTTGGTGCGGCGGGTGGATCGGTATTTGATGGAACTCAGATCTGGAATGTTGTTGATGTCAACGATGCTACTGAAGCAATCGTAGCGGATTCGAGTAATGGTCAGTTTTTGCTCCACTTGGCGGCAACGTCACAGGCTGAAGATGCTGTGCTATATCATAGCAATAACAGAACCTTCGACGTTGGCAATGGGGTAATATTTGAGGCTCGTATCAATATGGCAGTATCGCCGGGAACCGGCGTGGCTGCTGTTGCGGGGTTGGCAAATGATCACAATTTAGATAAAGATACTGTTGCTGCTCATGCCTGGTTTAGATGGCAAGCGAGCTTGGCGACTTTGTGCGAGTCTGATGACACCACAAATGACAATGATGATACATCAACCGGATTAACGGCAGTTGCGGGAACCTATAATATCTATAGGATTGACTTCACAACTCTTGCCGATGTGAAATTTTATGTTGATGGTGTCCGGGTTTGTACTTCGACCACGTTTGATATGTCGAACTTAACTGCGGCAGAGCAACAAATGCAGCCTTATTTTTCTTTAGACAAGGCATCTGGAACCGGCCTCGGCGATATGAACATTGACTATGTAAAAATTTGGAGCAATAGAAGTTCATAACAATAACCCTTTTGCTGCTTTATGCAGTGGTCAGCAATGGCTGAAAGGAATTAACAAATGACGATAAAATGTGATTGGAATTGGCAAAACACGGGCCATCAGGTTTGGTATGATGGTTCAACTTTTGAGACCCTCCAGAGCACGTATCCCTTACAGTTTTATGATGATTTCTTGGGGGCGGCTGGTGGGAGTGTATTTGATGATACGATGATTTGGGGTATCCTTGAGGTTGGAACCTCTACTAATCCTACTGTTGAAATCGTTGCGGATTCGAGCAACGGGCAGTTTTTGCTGCACCTGGCCGCTGACAGTGAAGCCGAGGATGTGGTGCTGGATCATAACGACAACATGAATTTTGATGTCGGTAATGGTCTTATTTTCGAAGCCAGAATTAACATGGCAGTTGCTCCTGGGTCCGGAGTCCGAGCGGTGGCTGGTATGGCGGGGCCTCATAATTTGGCAAAGGACAGTGTTGCAAATGCAGCATGGTTTAGTTGGGCCGCATCGATGGCTACGAGTGTCGAGTCAGACGATACAACGAATGACACCGCAGCTACAACCGGAGTGACCGTTGTTGCCGGGACTTATAATATTTTCAGAATTGACTTTACAACCATTGCGGATGTCAAGTTCTTCATCGATGGTGTCAGGGTAGCGGCGAGCACAACGTTTGATATGTCAAACTTGACTGCTGGTGAGCAGCAAATGCAACCTTATTTTTCACTTGATAAAGCAACCGGAACTGGTCTTGGCGACATGAATATTGACTATGTCAAGATTCTTAGTAATAGAAGTTCATAAGGAGTTTAACAAATGGCAATAGCAATAACAACACCGGGCACGAAAGTTGGTTTTATAATCAACGCAACATCGGCAGACGCTTCGGGCTGTGAGGTTTTAAAGGCAGCGGTAGCTGGTAAGAAAATAAAGATTCGGCATTTAACTGTCAACTCGACCAGTGCTATTGCCATAACCATTGGCGAAGGTGAGACCGGCAGCGCTGTTGACACAGCGCTGATCGGGCCGCTTGAATTTGGAGCGCTGGAAACAAGAAAGTGGGATTTTAATCCTCCGATGGAATTAACAACTAACACCTTGTTATCGGTCGATGCTGATGGTGCTGGCGTAATTTGTGTATTCGCTCAGGGAGTTATCGAGTAAAGGGGGTTATTACGATGGAGCACATACACCTACAGCTTTTGCAGGACTTTGAAGGCTATAAAAAAGGTGATGTTATCGCTATATCTTCTGTCAAATTAGCGTTGCGGTATGTTCAAGACAAAATAGCAACGCCGTATGTTCTAAAAAGGGAAGTGGAAAACAATAATCAGCTTGGGATAGGACTTAGGCATTAGTAGGTAACCCCCGATCTTTGTCTGATAAGGCGGTTTGCGCCCCCTTCGCCGCCTTCCCATTTATTCATAAGGATTGTAGATGGAAACTACATTAAAGACTGCTCCGGTATTAGAGCCTGTTACCTTGGATGAGGTAAAGAATCATATGCGACTTGATCTTGAAATAGTTGACCATGACGATTACCTGACAGGGCTTATTTCATCGGTTCGCAAAGAGATCGAGGAACTAACATGGCGCAAGCTTATTACCCAATCGTGGTATGTGTTTATACCAGGGTGGCCATCCATCGATTATATTGAGTTACCGTTTGGCAGCCTATCTTCTGTTACCACCATAAAGCACAAAGACACCTCCGGCGATCAGACCACCTGGGATAGCGACGAATATATTGTAGGTACGGATTATCAGAGGGGCAGGGTTACCCTGGCCTATGGGTATACATGGCCGAATGAGACACTGTATCCATCTAATCCGATTGAAATTGATATGACCTGCGGGTATGGGGCTGCAAGGAATACGGTGCCTGAACCACTTCGTCAAGCGATTAAGGTATTGTGTGCTGAACGATTTGAGAATAGAGAAGATTCGATTGTTGGAATTACTTTTTCAAAAATGGATACAGTTGCTAATCTAATTGCCCCATACAGGTTGAATCAACTATGAGAGCAGGGACATTAAGGCACAAAATAATTTTTCAGCAACTCACAGTTGCCAATGATACCTGGGGGCACAGCGCTGAAACATGGACGGACCAGGTAATTACATCCGCTGCCATTTGGCCGTTACGGGGTGTTGAGCGTATGGAGGGCATGAAGCTTGATAATGAAAATACCCACAAGATTCGGATTCGGTACAACAAAGATGTGCATCCAAAAATGAGGATAAAATTTGGTTTTCGATACTTTAAT